AATCGCATGCCCGCTGTTACTAAAACTTACCTTTTTATACTTGGGTCCTGGGTAATGTAATAGTATGTTATGAGTCTTTAGATTGATTGGACGGTTATCATAAAAGACTGCCCAAATCCCGTCACTACTAAGGACTTGGTCGCTTTTATAATTTGTCTTGTTAACATGCTCTAACAAGACCGTCGGCTTTGGTCTGGACATCTCTATTTCCTTGAGTATAGTATTTATGACTAAAAAGTGGGTATATTATCATTAAAAACCACCTCCGTCTACACTAATTGAATTTACAGGCTCAGACACACTTGTTTCCTGTGTCTCAGCAAGATTAGCTAACAGCACATAGATATCACTGTGTAAGTTACGTGCTTCTTCTGCTGTTAGTGCTAATTGTTTACTACCAGTCTGGTTCATTAGTTTTACTTTATCGTTGAACTTTTTAATTGCTAGACTGATCTTTTCCATATTATTGTTGCTCCTCTTGTGGAGTTAAATTTTGATAATATTGGTCAAACAACCAAAAATTACCACCATAACCTAAAATGCATGCGGCTTCCATATTCATTTCTAATGCCATCCACGAGTTTAATTCATTGTTGATTATGATTACGATTGTGTTATCTGGGTAATTGTCTTTGATGTTTGCGCCTTGCCAGAAAACTTCGTAGCCTTGATCTTCTGCCATTGTTAACACACTCTGACTGGCGTAGCACTCTACTGGCTTGCTTCTTGTTACAGATTCTTCTTCTTCAGGATCCATCAACTCTTGTGCGAATATTTCTGCACCGATTGTAATTGCACCTGTTGTGACTACACCTAAAATAAATCCTTGTATAAATCTTTTGATCATAATTGTTTTAACTTTTCTAACATTTGTTGTTCTGATTTAAATGGACCATGATACTTGTATCTACTGAGTAGAATATTCTTTGGACAAAACTCTTTTGACCATTTATTACCAGCCCTGACCAAATAGTACCCTGCGCAGTATTGACTACGACTCTTTGGTGTTTTGTTGTAAATTGGTATTTGTCTTTGCACATCAAATACTTCGTTGTAGACCCTACTGGTTGCTGGGTACCCATAAACCAAATTTTCTTTGTCCCTGGCAGTTTTTTCTGCACCAGCAAACTGTATGTTGTACTTGGACTTTATGTTTTTTACACTAGCGTATGTTTCTCTTTGATCATTGTGTACATAAACAAAGCCACCATTTTCAACTGCTTGTATAGTAGCAACCTGATTACCAGATTGTTCTACTACCCAATATTTGTTCTTGATTATGGTTTTTGCTACTAGGTCATTCATGCTGTTAGTTCTTCCTGGATATACCTGTTAAGTTCGTGATCCCCTACATCCTCTGGTATTTCATTTTTATAGAATAATCTATAACTGTCACTTCCATACTTGCCAATGCCATACAATTCTGTAGCATCTTCTCCGTCCCAGTTTTCAAACTGCTCACTCATGCGACACAGTCTTTTTAACCGTACATGTTTCATTCCAAGTGGTTCAATTACTTGTTCAATCTCTTGCGGTAGTGCCTGCAACAATTTATCATGCGTGGGCCACTTAGCAAAAAACTCAGGTAGTACACGTTTAACCTGTTTGCGATTCGTACAGTTTAAACATATAACACCAACCATGTGTTGCCACACGTTGTCTACTTGCTGTTGGACCATTCGTTCATCAATCATTCTGGATTGCCTGCTCCTAAAAACTCTGCATACTGCTGGCTGTGTTCACTTAATCTGTTAAGATCATACTTGCCACAAAACTTCAAAAACTGTGCGCCCACCATTGGTCTCTTTCTACTTACTTTACCTTCTGCAATAGTGGTTGCAATTTGTTGCTTTACTTCATCTGGTTGTGCAGTAAGGTCGACCAATACCTTGTTACGTTCATAATCATCCAACACTCTGTGTTCTTCACCGTTATGGTCAGTCCAACGTTGTAACATCAAGTTGTTCCAATTAAAACCTTTTGCATTTCTGTCAGCGTAGGCTTCAAGCAATCCAACTTTGTTCTTGCTACCTTTCTTGCGTACACCTGGATATGCTGAAAATACATTGTCTGTCGAATCTCCACGCATACATTTTTCAAACAAGATCCACTCTGGGTCGGGTATTTGCTTGGGCTCTTTGGTCTTTTTGTCTAGCACCAACTTGCCTCTTTTATCAAATATACCTTCCAGTGTGTGCAATTCATCTGACACACCGTTGTACTGCTGTACGTTAGATGCCAACAATTGATAAAAATCAGTGTCACTGCTGATGATAACATGTTCGTCATCTGGGTGTGCTTGTACCCATCCAGCAATCAAATCATCTGCTTCTAAATTACCATGGCGCATCACAGTACAGTTTGTTTTTTCGTCTAGGAAAGTTTTTAGTGAATCAAATGCTTCCCAAAACAATGCGTCTTCTTCTGCTTGTGCTTCTGTTAGTGCTTGTCTTGCAACCGTACGGTTTTTCTTATAAGGTTCATAAAAGTCTTTGCGCCAACTACGCCCCTCTAAACAGAATACAACATGGTCTGCTTTATGGTCACGCCACGCCTTGTTTACACTAGATAGTGTAACGTGTACAGCAAAGCCTAGTTTATCCCAGGTGTCTGCTTGACGATGTGCGCTGTGTCGGGCACGAAAGAATGTGTTTGCTGTGTCTACAATAAGATATTTCATTTAATAATAGTAGCATATTATAACAACTTGGTCAAGTGCGGCATCAAGTATTCTGCCCATTTGCGATGCCCGTCTGCTCTATAGTGATAACTGGGAAGTGCTGTAAGTCCTTGATTTTTTAAATAATTGTAATACGTCATGTCTGGGTTGTATGGTTCAATAAAACAATCTTCCCAATCTTCCATAGGAATGTTTTGAAAGTCACTGTAACTGTTGAAAAACAAGTGTGGTATTTCCTGTTCTTGCAGTTCTTTGTGAAACTGCCAAATCTTTTCATGTTCCTGCTGTTCGCATTTGATCCAGTCTATGCTGGTAACATAGAACTTGTATTTTTCTTTAACCAATTCAGGCCAGTCATCTCCGATACCTCCTGAATTAATTTGCCAGTAAGTGCCATGGTGCAACCATTCTTGTCTTTCGTGTGTGCTCCAACCAATGATAATAGCATCAGGGGTAGTTTCTTTTAGGTACTCCCTAGTGGTACGCAATATACGATCATTGCTACTAGCTGATTCAGCATCGCAATGCAGTATTGCATATAGTTCATTTGCTACCAAACATCCATAACTGGCTCGTTCGTTATCAGGATGAGGTATACGACCTAAATTATAGTATAAAGAATCATCTTGTGCAAAGCAATAATCATTAACTGCTTCAGCGCCGGCACTGTGGCTGTCACCGTTTACATACAGGATCATGAAACTTCAGTTCTGCCGCCGCCTAAGTCTGTTTGGTTATTTTGCCTAGCACGACCGTCTTGGGACTGATTTGCCTCCCATTGTTCATAGTTTTCTGCTATTACATTTTTACATACCGATTGGAACCAACGATCAACTATAACAGCATCAGTATCTTCTTTTTTCTGTTGATAACCTGACTTGATCAACTTGGCTACAAAGTAATCGTTCCAGTCTAATTCAAATGCACCATTACCTGGATCATCTGGATCAAGTTCAACAGTTAAAACATTTACCCATGGTTCTTTGTTTTCTGTTGCTATTTCCTTATCGGTCTTTTTAGCCTTGGGTGCTTCTTTCTTCTTTTCTGGCTTTTTCTTCTTGAATATATCAAACATCAGTGTCTCCCAGTAAATTGATCTATTTCTTGTTTCCATTGTGGATAAAATTTGCCGTCGTATTCTGGACTACGCCTAGCGTTGTCTAATGTACTTGTTGGTTTGGCTATGTGTAGTTTGTTTGCTAAACTACATGACGACCATGTACATTTAGGATCCAACTGTTTATTGCAAATAACACAAATCTTATTCATCTTTTTCCTGTTAACTTCCATACTATAAATTCAGCTTTTGAAACCCAATAAGTTTCGCTTGTTCCTTCGGGACCTCTATAGTTGTAAATATAGGCTTCGCCCTTGTATGCTTTTTTTAAAAATATCCATTTCTTGCTGATAAAACAGCGTCTAGGACACACGCAAAAAGTTAAAGTCCAATCTTTAACTAAACCGAATCCAATGTCTTCTCCGAGGTGCTGAAACAAAGGCAAAGGTGGGGGCAACGGCAATTAAGTACCCCATTCGTTCTTGAACAATGGAACCTGTAGTCGGTCACTGTAACGTAAACCATTTCGCATAGCCAAATCAGCTACTGCTTTATTATTTAACCTATATGTTCCTTCGTCTCCGCCTACAGGCATAAAGTACACAGGCCCATCGAATCCTGCGAGTCTGTATTCTTTTACTGCGTCTAGTGCTTCTTCTGCATCCTGCTCGTTTTCGATAACAAACTTCAAGTAAGTGTAACCAAAGTGACTGTACTCTGCTACAACATCAGGACATATAGCATCTTCCTTCTTTTCACCTGAACAACTTAGTTTAGCACTTACGCTAAAAGTTAACGCACTAGAACTTCTGCGACTGGTCCAATCTAATAGGAAAAACTTGAAGTCTTCGTGCAATGGTTGCGTACCATTTGTTTCTATTGTTATTTCTTTTAGTTTCTGCATCCTAGGCTGATTCAACAAGTCAGGATACTCACGTTGCCAACCTAACAGTGGTTCACCACCTGTAATAACCAAGTGCTCTTCACGCCACTCTTTAAACGGCAGTGTATCCACGATCATATCTGACAACTCGTCGTTTTCGTATGTAGGACTCAAGTGTCTAAACTTTGGATGCCAACTAGCATAACTGTCGCAACCTGTTGTAACCAACGGCAAGTCGCCGTATGTTTTGTATTTAAATTTATCGTTTAGCTCAATAATAGCGTCCACTTCTGTTGTCTTTTTGCCCCTGGGCATACCAAAGCCTGCACATTGAAAGTTACAACCAAATGTACGCAGGAACACACTGGGTACACCCATGTAGCGTCCTTCACCTTGTACACTGTAAAACAGTTCGCTTATTTTAAGTTTCATTAATGACTTCTCTTTCCATCAAATATACAATTGAATATTAAATTCATATCGCCTGAGTTGATTACCTTGTGAAACGCACCATCTGGTATCAGCACATAATCACCTTGGCTAACAGGAAAACCAAATGTACGCAGGAACACACTGGGTACACCCATGTAACGTCCTTCACCTTGTACTGAGTAAAACAGTTCGCTTATTTTAAGTTTCATTAATGACTTCTCTTTCCATCAAATATACAATTGAATATTAAATTCATATCGCCTGAGTTAATTACCTTGTGGAATGCACCGTCTGGTATCAGCACATAATCACCTTGGGTGACAGGAAATGGTTCACTGTCCTCGTCACCAACAATCATGTGTCCACGTCCCTGCACAAACACATACACTTCTTCTTGCCCGGGATGCCGGTGTCCATTTGTGCTTTTGTCTCTGTGCAAACAAGTAGAACTCAATACAAGATTATTTAGAGTTTTATTGTCTTTCAACAAATAAACTTCGTTGTCCTTTATTACTTCTCCGCCAATGTCATGCCAGGCGTATTTTAAGTTTTCCATAGCAGTATTATACTTTGTTGTTTATAATTAGTCAAGTTTATTCAGCTCTGCTGGACCACACAATTCAAATCCTTGAAAGTTTGTTTTGTATTCGTCAAAGTGTTGTAAGAACATGTACTTGTAACCTCGTGCTTTGTAGTATGCGCATTCATTCCTTATACTGCACATTCCCAAGGTTAACTTTGGATTGTGATAATTCCATGCAAACTGGTCGTTGTGTATAATTTTACTTTGTGCATAGTCCACACATATTGTAAATGCCACAAGTTCTTGGTCATCGTAGTAACCAAATACTGTGTTTTCCAAATCTTCTGGAAATATCGGTTGCACACTTTCGAATTTGTGGTAGTTGCAATAGTCATAGTATATCCTATTCAACTGTTCAAAGTCAGGATCGTTGATAATTTTAAAATTATCAACAGGATGATAATTTGTTTCTGCTAGATTAATTCTACAAAACTTCAATCGTGTGGTCTCCAGTTAACAACATCGTCCAAGTATTCTTCTGACCAATTTTCGTAATAACCNATTTTTTTAAGATCTTCGCTTGCTGTGTGTAGTTTTTTNCTTTCCTGTATTAATACCAGAGCATACTTGCCCATGTTGAACTTCAAGTCTCCTATTGCTTCTGTTGTGTCTGGATGATCCTCTAAAGCAACAAAGCCATTAGGAACAAGAACAGTATCATTGGCAATTGCTGTAAGAGCATGTAGATCCTCGGTTGAGATACCTGTGGGACTG